ATCTACAGGCAGCCCGCCACCGTCGAGGCATGCCGCCAGGACTACGAGGCCGGCGCCGACATCCGCCGCCGTCTCGGCTGGAAGGACGGCCAGAGCTGATGGGCCTCCGCGACTTCGCCCGCAGCCTCATGCCGGGCAACGACCACCAGCTGGCCGCCGAGCAGTACGAAGGCCGCGAGTCCGCCACCGACCACGCCGCCCGCGTACGCGCCGAGCGCCACCGCGCCCGGGTCAACCGCGACGGCGACCGCTCCGCGACCAAGATCCCGCGCAGCCTCCGCCGCCGCGCCTTCTGACCCCGTCCCAGACCGCCGCGCCCCCGCGACCTTCCCCCCGCGGGGGCGCGGCCTCGCTCCCGGAGCCCACCGTGAAGACGCCCAACGGCGACCACCCCAAGCTCACCACCCTGCAACACCGACTCGTCATCGCCGTCGCCGCAGGCGCCGCCGCGATCGCCGCCATCGGCTTCATCGGCTCCTACGCCGCCGTACGCAAGCTCGCCCAGGCCAAGGGCTTCGGCACCTTCGCGCACGCCTTCCCCATCGGCATCGACGCCGGGATCCTCGTCCTCCTCGCCCTCGACCTGCTGCTCACCTGGCTGCGCATGCCGCTCGCCATGCTCCGCCACACCGCCTGGCTGCTGACGATGGCGACGATCGCGTTCAACGCCGCCGCAGCCTGGCCCGACCCCATCGGCACCGGCATGCACGCCGTGATCCCGCTGCTGTTCGTGGTCGTCGTCGAGGCCGCCCGGCACGCGATCGGCCGCGCCGCAGCCATCACCGCCGGCCGCCACATGGACTCCGTCCGCCTGGTCCGCTGGCTCCTCGACCCCGTCAGCACGTTCCGGCTGTGGCGGCGCATGAAGCTGTGGGAGCTGCGCTCCTACGACCAGGTGATCCAACTGGAGCAGTCCCGGCTCATCGAGCGCGCCCGACTCCGCGCCCGGTACGGCCGCCGCTGGCGCAGCAAGGCCCCCGTCTCGGCCGTCATGGCACTGCGCCTGACCCGCTACGGACGGGCCCTGGCCCCGGTCTCCGGCGTCCTCGACATCGAACACGCCCCCGCGCTCGCCCAGGCGAACACCCCGCCCCCGGCGATCGAGGCGGGCACGTTCGAAGTGGCGGCCGAGCAGGCGATCGAGGTCGTTCGCGAACCCGAGCACGGCGATCGCGAGCAGCCGAACGCCGTCGCGAACACGGAGCCCAGCGCCCCGAACACGGTCCGCGAACACGTCGCGAACAAGGCCGCCACCAGCGCGAACGCTGATCGCGAGCAGCCGAGCATGGCCGACCTCGTCCGCGAGCAGATCGCCGTACACCCGAACAACGCCGACGCCGTCAGGGGCGTGATCGCGAACATGCCCGACGCGAACAGGGCCAGCGTCGCCGCCGCTGTTCGCCGCGAACGCCGCAGGAGCGCGATGGACGGCGGCTACGGATGATCCTCACCGCGCTGTTCGCCCTCGCCGCCCTCGGCGGGATATGCGGCCTCACCGCCGTCGCGCCCCGCGCCGTCCCGCCCGTGACGGCCACCACCGCCTTCATCCTCACCCTGGCCATGCTCGCCATGGCCGCTCTCCGATAAGGACCCACCGTGAACTACGTGACCTTCGGCGGTGTCACCGTCGGACTCTGCATCCTCGGCTACCAGCTCATGATCTGGTGGCCCGGCCGCAAGCAACTGATGAAGGACCCCGTCAAGCACGCGGCCGCACTCCTGCCGTTCCTCGCCTCCTGGGCGTACGGCTGCCTGACCACCCTCGGCATCGCCGGACTCATCGGCACCGCCTCCAGCGCCGTCCTCGGCCTGTCCAACTGGCTCGGCGACGCGGCCTTGATCTGGGGCGTCGGAGAGCCCGGAGGCCAGCAGGCCGGGGCCAAGACGTTCGTCCCCCTGTCCAGCCCCGGCGCGGCCCTCGTACTCATCGCCACCTGCGTGTTCATCGCGGCCGTGAAGAAGGCCAGCGCCGACACCTCGAAGACGTTGAAGCTCGGTGCCTGGTGCGGCATCACCCTGGGCACCTCGGCCGGGGTCGCCGGGTTCGCCGCGGTGCCGCTCGCACAGGCAGTGAACTGGTGCGGCGACGGCCTGTACGCGGCCGTCTGATGGCGGCGAAGAAGCGCGTCGAGGAGCCGTCGAGGGCGGCCGGCGGGTGCGTCCTCGTCATCCTCGCGGGGGGCGCGGCGGCGGTCGTGTTCGCCGCCTCGCCGGAAGTCGGGGTGCTCGCCGTGTGGGTGGTCGGGGCGCTCGCCCTGTGGCGGGCCGCCCGCCGCAAGTCGGTGCAGCGTGCAGCTAACCCCGCTCCCCCACCGGAAGAGGAGCCCCCCTCATGCAGTGAATGCGCAGGTCAAGAGCCTGTCACCGTCACACCCCGGAAGGGGATGTTGATCTACGGCTACGCCCTGCCCGACCGGCCCAACCACACCCACACCCACGTCCACCTCGCCCAGAGGTAGCCAGCCCCCGATTGTCAGACCCAGAGAGGACCCTGAACCCATGAGCGCTCTGCCGCACGACCCGTACATCACCGCCGTCGTCGACGCCCTCACCGCCGCCGGACTGGAACCCACCACCGCCGAGACCCGCGACACCGAAGAGAACCGCTTCGCCTCCGACACCGGCGCCGAACTGGACGCGCTGCTCATCTGGGACGGCGACGCCCCCGGCCTCGACACCAGCGTCCACGAGGACGGCATCGTCCTGCTGTGGGAGCACCCTGCCGAGCAGTGGCAGTGGGCGCCCCGCAAGCTGCACGGCGAGCTGGAACACGAGCCCGAGTTCCTGGTCTCGCTGCCCCGCTGGGCGGACCCGGAGCTCGTTGTCCTTGTCGTCCGCTATCTCCTGGCTGGACGTCCGGTACCCACGCTGCCCGTCGCCGGACCGCTGTGGGCCGACCGCAAGACCACGCAAGCCGCAGTCGACGCGTGGGAGGCCGCAGAGGCCGCATCAGCCACGTAGTTGCATTCCGGACGATCACGCGTCATCCTGGCCTCACGTCCGGCGTGCCCGGACCCAGACACTCCCGAAGGCCCGCCACCGTGCGGGCCTTCGCCGTTCGTCACAGAACCGCCACAACGCCCCATCCGCGCACACCGCGCTGCAACCCTGGCCCCCTCTCATCACCACGCACCAGGGGGCACCACATGGGATTCCTGAACGACGCCAAAGCCGCCACCGCCGAACAGGCCGCGAGGAAGGCGTACGAGGACGGCCGCATGGCCCTCACCTTCAAGATCATCGAAGCCAACGCCAGCCACCGCGCCACCGGCCTCATGACCGGCGTCGGCGAGCAGATCGAAGCCATCGAACGCCAGGGCTGGACGCTCACCAACATGGCCGCCGCCGAGGGCAAGGCCCTGACTGGCGACCGCACCGCGCTCGTCTGCCTCTTCCGCCGGCGCTGACCGCGCCCCCACAGACCGGGCCCGACCGTCAACCCCGTGCGGTCGGGCCCTTCGCATGCCCGGAGGTGACCATGCCGCGGCCGAACCAGTTCACCCCCGTCACCGACGAGGACCGCGCCGAGATCATCCGCCTCCACGGCGAAGGCAAGGGCCGCAACGAGATCGCCCGCCTGGTCGGTCGCGCCCAGCGCACCGTCTCCGTCATCTGCGCCGAGGAGGACCTCGTCTTCGACACGTCGATGACCGAGGACGCCACCCGCGCCCGCGTCGCCCAGCTCGCCGCGCTCCGCGCCGACGCCGCCGTAGACCTCCTCCTCGACGCGCTGAAGCTCACCCAGCAGATGTGGGAGCCCGCGACGATCTACAACTTCGGCGGGAAGGACAACAGCTTCAACTCCCGTGAGGTCGACGAGCCGCCCACCGCCGACAAGAAGAACCTCATGGCCGCGGCCGGCATCGCCTTCGAGAAGTCCCTGAAGCTCGTCCCGCCCGCCGACGACGCCGGCGCCTCCGACGCCCGCTCGATGCTCGGCCAGCTCATGAGCGGCCTCAAGGCGGTGTACGACGAGCAGCAGGCCGCCGCTGGCGAGGAGGCGGAGGGTGAGTCTCCTTGATGCGCTGCCCCTGTCCCGCAAGCAGCTGGTCAGCATCGTCGAGGCCGAGGCGCGGATCAATGCGTGGGAGGGCTCGGTCCGTTCCGGTAAGACGATCGCGAGCCTGATCCGATGGCTCATCTTCGTCGCGTCCGCCCCGACCGGCGGCGAGCTGGTCATGGTCGGCCGCACCCGGGACTCGCTGTACCGGAACGTCATCGCGCCGCTCACCAACCCGGAGATCTTCGGGCCGCTCGCGAAGCAGATCAGCTACAACAACGGCGCGCCGGTCGCGGTCATCATGGGCCGGATCGTGCACGTCCTCGGCGCGAACGACGCCAAGGCAGAGCCGAAGGTCCGCGGTATGACGTGCGCGGGGGCGTATGTCGACGAGGCAACGACCCTCCCGCGGACCTTCTTTGACCAGCTCGTGGCGCGCTGCTCGGTCAAGGGCGCGAAGATCTTCACCACGACCAACCCGGACAACCCCGGCCACTGGTTCCGCAAGGAGTACCTGAAGCGGCCGGCCGAGACGCGGCTCCGCTCGTGGCACTTCGTCCTCGACGACAATCCGTTCCTGGACCCCGACTACGTGGCCGCGCTCAAGGCCACGTACACCGGGCTGTTCTACCGGCGGTCGATCCTCGGACACTGGGTGCAGGCCGAGGGCGCGATCTACGACGCTTTCGACGAGACGCGCCACGTCGTCCGCGAGGTTCCACACATCACGCGCTGGCTGTGCGACGCGATCGACTACGGCACGACCAACCCGTACGCGGATCTGCTGATCGGGCTCGGCGCAGACCAACGGCTGTACGTGGTCAGCGAGTACCGGTGGGACTCGCGTGCGGAGCGGCGGAAGAAGACCGACGCCGAGTACTCCGCCGCGCGCAAGCGGTGGCTGGCCAGCGTGCCGCACCCGCAGACCAACGTGATCGGCGTCCAGCCGGAATGGACCGTCGTCGACCCGTCCGCTGCCTCGTACGTCGAGCAGCTGCACCGCGACGGCGTCCACGGCGTCACCCCCGCCGACAACAGCGTGCTGGACGGCATCCGCACAGTCGGATCGCTCATCGCCGCTGGCCGACTCCTCGTCCACGAGTCCGCGCGCGGCCTGATCGAGGAGATCCCCGGCTACTCCTGGGACGACGAGAAAGCGGAGAAGGGCGAGGACGTCCCGATCAAGATGGACGACCACTCCTGTGACGCGCTGAGGTACGGCGTTCGTACGACTGAGGCCCTGTGGCGGCCGCACATCCCGATGCTCCTGGAGGTGGCCGCGTAATGCCCGCAGAGATCACCCTGCCGGTCTTCGTCCGCGTCGGCGACTCCGCAGAGACACACCTGGGCGACGTCACGGTCCCCGTCGAGGGACGCGAGATCAAGGCCGCGGCAGTCTACGGCGAGATGGCCGCCTTCTACCGGGCCCTGGCCAACGCGCTGGAGCGGAAGGGGGCCGAGTGATGCCGACCGTCGAGCAGGCCCTCACCAACGCCGCCCGCCTCCTGGAGCAGGCCGAGATGGAGACCAACCTGGCGCTGATGGAGCGCCTGGACGAGATGGCGTCGACCTGGCTGGGCATGGCGCAGCTGCTGATGGAACGGGAGCGCGCCTGATGCCTCTGCCCACTGGCGACACGACGTGGCCGCCCACCGACGAGCGCGTACAGGTCTGCCTCGCCGACTGGGACGCCTGGTACTCCGCCGACCCCGACCGCCTGGAACAGCGCTACGAGAACCGCGGCTACCGCCAGCCCGCCGACCACCCCTCGCAGCACCGCGGCGGCGTCCTCGGCAAGGTCGCCCGCTGGTTCTGGGGCAATCCCACCACGCCCGGCGAGAAGCGCACCAAGCTCCACGTGCCCCTCGCCGGGGACATCGCCCGCACCAGCTCGGGCCTGCTGTTCTCCGAGCCCCCCAAGCTGATCGGCTCCAAGGGCACCACCCAGGACCGCCTCGACGCGCTCATGGACGAAGGGCTCCAGCCCACGCTCCTGGAGGCCGGCGAGGTGTGCTCCGGGCTCGGCGGCGCCTACCTGCGCGTGGTGTGGGACGAGGAGGTCTCCGACCGGCCGTGGATCGACACCGTCGCCGCCGACAGGGCCGTGCCCGAGTTTCGGTACGGGCGCCTCGCCGCGGTGACGTTCTGGACCGTCGTCGAGATGGAGGACTCCCGCCGCGTCCTGCGGCACCTGGAGCGCCACGAGCGCGGCGTGATCTACCACGGGCTCTACGAGGGCTCCCTGACCGCGCTCGGCCGGGCCGTCCCCCTCACCGAGCACCCGTCCACCGCGCCGCTGGCCACCGAAGTCGACGCCGAGGGCGGCATCGACACGGGCGCCCCGAAGCACCTGACCGCCTCGTACGTGCCCAACGTCCGCCCCGCGCGCGCCTGGAGGCACATCCCGAAGGCCGCCTACTGGGGGCAGTCCGACTACCAGGGCATCGAAGGCATCATGGACGCCCTCGACGAGACCTACAGCTCGTGGATGCGGGACGTGCAGAACGGCAAGGGCCGCATCGTCGTCCCGCAGTCGATGCTGGAGTCCCTCGGCCCCGGCCAGGGCGCAGCGTGGGACGAGGAGCGCCGCGTCTACACCGGCCTGAACATGCTCCCTCGGCCGGGTGACCCGAACCCGCTGGAGGTCGTCCAGTTCGAGATCCGCGTCGCCGAGCACCGCGACACGTGCGCCGAACTCATCGAGCAGGCTGTACGGCAGGCCGGCTACTCCGCCTCGACGTTCGGGGAGACCGGTGACGGGGCCGCCGTCACCGCGACGGAGATCCGCGCGCGCGAGCGGCGCAGCATGGGCACCCGCGCCCGCAAGGCCCTGTACTGGGGTCCGGCTATCGCGGACGTCACCGCGGCGCTCTTGGCGGTCGAAGCAGGCCCCCGGTTCCGTGTGGGCGGCCTCGACATGGAGCCGCCGAAGGTGGAGTTCCAGGACTCCATCAGCGAGGGCCCGAAGGAACTCGCCGAGACTGCGGAGCTGCTGGCGCGGGCGATGGCGGTCTCCCGGGAGACGCTCGTCCAGATGATCCACCCCGACTGGGATGACACCCAGGTGCAGGCGGAGGTGGCCCGGCTCAAGGACGAGCAGGCGATGGCCGACCCGGTCATGACCGGCGCCGAAGGTGCTGGCTTCCCGTCGCCTGCCGGCGCCGAGGACGAGGGCACGGTCGGGGAGGAGTAGCCGATGGCGGTCTCGCCCGCGATGGCCGAGGATCTCGCCGCCGAGGTCGCGCGCCTGTACGAGGACGCCGAGGCCGCGCTCCTCGAACGCATTGCGAAGGCCCTGGAGTCGGACCTCGACTCGCCGCGGTGGGCCGAGCTGAAGCTGGCCGCGATCGGCAACCTTCGCACGGCCGTCGAGACGGTCACCGACGCGCTCCAGACCGACACCGACGGCGCCGTACGGCGAGCCCTGGTCGAGGCGTACAACCGGGGCCGTCAGGCTGCCGTCGCCGAGCTGGGCGCGCTGGACATCGGCCGTGAGCTGGTGGCCCGCGAGACCGTCCCGAACGCGCCGGCCGTGGACCGACTGGCCGCGAGCATGGCGCAGGACACCCGGCCGGTGTACGCGCGGATCACGCGCGCGGTCGTGGACGGGTACCGGCGCGTGGTGGCGCGAGCGTCCGGGAACGTGCTCCTCGGCACGATGACCCGCCGCGACGCTGCGCAGCGAGCCCTCGACCAGCTCGCCGCCCGCGGCATCACCGCCTTCACGGACAGCGCGGGCCGGAACTGGGAGATGGCCAGTTACGCCGAGATGGCCGTCCGTTCAGTGACCGCGCGGGCAGCTATCGACGGGCACGTGGACGCGCTCGCCGAGATCGGCGTGGGGCTGGTCATCGTGTCGGATGCCCCGCTGGAGTGCCCGCTGTGCAGGCAGTGGGAAGGCGAGGTCCTCGCCCTGTCCGGGCCGTCCGGACCGCACACGGTCCGCGCCGAGCACATGGATCCGCCGGACCAGCCCCGCCGCGGCCTGCTGCGCCGCCGGGGCCCTGCGCCCACGGTTGCGGTGCACGTGGCCGGGACGCTGCTCGAGGCGCGCGCGGCTGGGCTGTTCCATCCGAACTGCCGTCACTCGCTCAGCGCCTACCTCCCCGGCGTGACCACCCGGCCGCCGCATCACGCGACGCCGGGCACGACGTACGAGGACACGCAGCGGCAGCGGACCATCGAGCGGCACATCCGTCGCTGGAAGCGGGCCGAGGCCGCCGCGATGGACGAGGCTGCCCGTCGCCGCGCGGGCGTGTACGTCCGGAAGTGGCAGGCCGAGATGCGCAAGCACGTCGACGCGCACGAGCACCTGCGCCGCAAGCCGAAGCGCGAGCAGATCGGTGCAGCGCGCTGACCCCAAGTTTCCCGGCATCCGCCGCACGGCGACCGCCGGACAATCCCGCACGGGAGAACACAATGCAGGTCCCTTTCAAGCACCCCCTCGCGACGCACTCAGCGCTGGACGTGCTCGGCCATCGCCGCAACGGCTCGCCGATCTACGCCATCGCGGGTGGCAGCGGCGAGGGCGAAGGCGGCTCCGGATCCGGCGGATCGGAGGGGCAGGGCCAGTCCGGACAGGGCAGTGAAGGCACCGCCGGTCAAGGCTCTGGCCAGGCAGGACAGCAGTCCGGACAGGGCTCCGGGCAGTCTGGATCGGACTCCGGAGACGGAGGCGACGGTACGGACTGGAAGGCCGAAGCACGCAAGTGGGAGGGCCGCGCCAAGGCCAACCACACCGAGCTGGAGCAACTGCGCACTGCGCAGATGACCGACCAGGAGAAGGCCATCGCGGAGGCGGAGAAGAAGGGCCGCACGGCCGCCGCCACCGAGTACGGCCAGAAGCTCGCCGCCGCCGAGTTCCGCGCAGCCGTCGCCGCCGCAGGCATCGACCTCGGCGAGGCCGCCGAGTACATCGACGTCACCCGCTTCGTCGGCGACGACGGCGAGGTCAACGTCACCGCCATCAAGTCCGCAGTCACCAAGTTCTCCAAGCTCGCCCCCGCACGGGGCGCGGGCCGCTCCGGCGGAGACATGGGCGGTGCCGGCGGATCCGGCGACCAGACCGCATCCCTCGACAAGCAGATCGAGGACGCCACGAAGGCCCGGAACTTCTCCGAGGTCATTCGACTCAAGCGGCAGAGGGCCGCACAGACGACGTAAGGAGTAGGCCATGGCCGGTATCACCGGGATGGGCACCACCTTCAACCTCCCCAACTACGCGGGCGAGCTGTTCGCGCTCACCCCCGAGGACACCCCGCTGCTGTCGGCCATCGGCGGTCTCACGGGCGGCGGTATGACGACCGCCGTCGAGTTCGAGTGGCAGACCTACGACCTGCGCGACCCGGCGCAGCGCACCAAGGTGGAGGGCGACACCGCCCCGACCGCCGAGGGCCGCGCCCGGGCGAACGTGCGGAACGTCGCCCAGATCCACCAGGAGAAGGTCAGCGTCTCGTACACCAAGCAGGCCGCGATCGGTCAGCTCGCCACCCCGGGCTCGGCGCCGTTCCGCAGCACGGACGGCTCCAACCCGGTCTCCAACGAGCTGGACTGGCAGGTCGCGCAGAAGCTCAAGGAGATCGCGCTCGACGTGAACTTCTCGTTCATCAACGGCTCGTACGCGAACCCGACGACGAACGCGACCGCGCGCAAGACCCGCGGCCTGCTGGAGGCGATCACGACCAACCGGATCGCCAAGGGCACCGCGGTGACTGGCGCGTCCACGGCCACGGACACGGTTACCGCCACTGGGCACGGCCTGTCCGACGGCAACAAGATCGTGTTCACGAACACGTCCACGGCGACCGGCATCACCGCGGGCCGCGTGTACTACGTCGACGCGATCGACGCGAACACCTTCAAGGTGTCCACCACCAACGGCGGCACGGCGATCACCCTTGGCACCGCCACGGGCCTGTCGTTCATGAAGCCGTGGGCGACCGCGCTGACCGGCGACCACGTCAACGACCTGCTTCAGCTCGCCTACGACAACGGCGGCATCAGCGAGCAGGAGACCGCGACGCTGCTGTGCAACAGCATCCAGAAGCGCGCCGTGACCAAGGCGTTCGCCTCCCAGTACGGCCAGTACCAGGAGACGAGCCGGAACGTCGGCGGCGTCAACATGACGACGATCGTCACGGACTTCGGCACGCTCAACGTGATGATGGACCGGCACATGCCGCAGGACACCCTCACTGTGGTGTCCCTGGAGCAGCTGATGCCGGTCTTCCTGAACGTGCCCGGCAAGGGCGTGTTCTTCGAGGAGCCGCTGGCGAAGACGGGCGCCTCGGACGAGGTGCAGCTGTACGGCGAGATCGGCCTGAAGTACGGGGCCGAGCGCCAGCACGCCGTCATGACGGGCCTGGTGATCTGACCATGGCGGTCTACCAGCGTGGCGCGGGCGATCACGTCGCCGAGCGCGTGCAGCCCGAGCCGGGCAGCGAAGAGGAGCAGCGGCTCGACGAGCTGGTGGCCAAGGGTGAGGGCGGCTGGCACCGCGTCGCCGAGGCGGAGCCGAAGAAGCCCGAGCGGCCGACCAAGTCGGCGCCCAAGGCGGACTGGGTGGCCTACGCCCAAGCCGTCGACCCCGAGACCGGTGGGCTGGACGAGCTCACCAAAGACCAGCTCATCGAGCTGTACGGAGGTGAGAACTGATGCCGGTCTCCGCATCCCTGTCGATGGCTGCCACCGTGCAGCAGACGAAGGCCCTCGACCTGACCACGGCCAGCGATCCACTGACGTTCCGGCGGGCCGTGCAGCTCAGCACGGGCACCGGGGCCGGGCAGGCGGACAAGGTCTTCCACGACCGCCGCACCCTCGCCGCGTCGGCGACTGAGGATCTCGACCTGGCGGGCGTCCTGTCCGACGTGTTCGGCGCCGCGCTGACCTTCGTCCGGATCAAGGGCCTGTTCATCAGCGCGTCGGCCGCGAACGCGAACAACGTCGTGGTCGGCGCGGCGTCGTCCAACGCGTGGGCGACGCTCCTCAACGCCACGGGCACCATCACCCTGCGGCCGGGCGCCAGCTTCGGCGCCATGGCGGGCCCGGCGGACGGCACCGGGTGGGCGGTCACGGCCGGCACCGGCGACCTGCTGAAGGTCGCCAACAGCGCGGGCGGCACGGGCGTCGACTACGACGTCATCATCGTCGGCGCGAGCGCGTAGGGGGGTGCCCGGTGGCCAGGATCTACGCGACCAGCGCGGAGTACCAGACGTACACCGGGCAGACCCCGCCCCCGGACATCGACCAGCAGCTGGCCGCCGCGTCGCGGATGCTCACGGCTGAGGTGTTCCGGCTGTGCTGGTACGGGGTCGACGAGGACGGCTACCCCTCCAACACCACGGTTCGGG